GCAACCCCCTCTATCTCATCTAGATGATTGTAATTTAAATCATTACGCGTTACAGCTTAGTATGTATATGTTTATTATTCTTAAACACAATCCAAAGCTTAAGCCAGGATCACTCACTATTCATCATATATTATTTGAGGAAGTGGGTCGCGACAAGTTTGACAATCCTATTACAGCTCTTGATACAAATGGCGATCCTATTGTTTTAGACGTGGTGCAATACGATCTTCCTTATTTAAAGAAAGAAGCAATATCTGTAATACACTGGTTAGAAGATAACAAACATAAACTAAAACCAAAAAACTAATGTGGCTTGATATAATTAAGATGCTAGTGACAATAGCACAACATAAAAAAGAAGTTAATATATCAGAAAGAGAACGTATTTCTAAAATGTATTCTCAAATGTCTGAACTATTAGTAGATGCAGTTAAAGATTTAACAAATGACGTCTACCCCCAGGGGAAGTGTGCTGCAATGTGGGCGCTTTCTCAAAATGTTCTCACCTATCTTGAAGACAAGGTGAATCATGAAGAATTAAATCTGTTACATCAAATGTTACATTCTTGTTCTCAATTAGAACGTGAATATGCTAGTCGTAAAGATCCAGACACAATTAAAAGAATGTTTGATGCAGCAGGGCAAATGCAAGCTTTATCAATTTTATATTCTGTATAATTATGAGTGAAGAAATTAAATTATTAGACGAACTATTAGACGATTATGAAAATGGTCTATTAGAACTAGGAAGTTTAGCACGTAAGTGTTATTTAAATAAAGAAGAAAAAACAATGAATAATGCTACGTGGGTACATGATGATGAATTAAAAAACTTTTACACATTGCGTAAGTTAAGCAAAGGCGCGTATGGTGTTAAAATGAAAAACGGATGATGTTAGAATTTAAAAACCCAATACCAGTGGTAGTTGAAAATAACAAAGAGGGATATGCTATCTATGTTACTAATAGTGGTATATTTGAAAACGACATGTGGTGCGTAGTGTTGTGCGAGGGAGGAATTGTAAGACACTACAGAAGTGATCAAATTAAAATACATAACAACTCAACACTTGGGATAGAAAAATGAACAACACTGAATTAAAAGTGGGCGATAAGATTTTAATTGTTTCAGATAGGATAGGAAACAAACTATTAGGAACAGTTGAAAAAGGAGATATTTTAACAATTACAAGTTTTTCAGAAGATGGTAAAATCATGTATCATCATGGTTCTTTAGCACTATCTGTAAACAGTGACATTTATATAAAATTAGAAAACGATGGTGAGACTATTTGATATACAGAATGGTAAGGTGATTCCAACAGAACATTGTTACACCCTTAAGTTTTTAAAAGATATAATGGATGAATTTCCAGAGGATTATCTAAAAGTGTATGCGTACATATTCTATATGACATGTCCTAGTCCAGATGCCAATCCATTTTTTGATGTACCAGAACATGAAAAAGAAGAAATTATTCTTAGAGAAGTGGATGCTGACTTTAGCACTGATGATGATTGCATTGTCAATGGTATTAAGATGTGTAAGAAAATGTACGAAACACCAACGTATAGAGCTTATGCTGGTATTAAAAGTATGCTAGATAGACTTGCTAAATACATGGAAACTACAGAGATTGAGCATGGTAGAGATGGTAACATTACAGCACTTGTTAATGCAGCATCAAAGTTTGAAGCAATACGTCAAAGCTTTAAAGGCACCCTACGCGATTTGGAAGAAGAACAACAATCAACAGTGAGGGGTGGACAAAACTTAGCGTATGATCAATAATATATTGTGAGGTGGAGCAGGGGTAGCTCGTTGGGCTCATAACCCAAAGGTCGCAAGTTCAATTCTTGCCCTCGCAACAAAGCGCTAGTAGGCCACTAGATCGTAGTTCCTCTCACGCTACCCATAAGAACAGCGTCCCAGGAGAGCCTAATCGTAAGTAGGATGAGTTGGCAACTCTCACTGACTTTTGTTACAAAAGTTGCACATTGTAGGGTGGTGAAACTGGCAAACACGCCATCTTGTCTCGATGGTGGGAAAAAGATTGATTCTTTTCCTTTGGAGGTTCAACTCCTCCCCCTACAGCAATAGTAAAACAATGAAAAAAATAAAAGAAGTTGTTGAAGATTTTATAGTTGATCCGTTGTATTATATGATTATTATTTTGAGTGCTATGTTAACATTAATATTAATAGGTTCTTTTTTATTTTCATTATTAAAATATTTTATATAGTCACTTCTTAAATTATATATTATGGCAGAAACTTATCAAGATTACGAACCAGGTTACACAGGAAATGCTTTTATGTACAACTGGGTATTTCATTTTAATCCTTTTACAGAATTGTGGGCTGCAATACACAGAGATGACTACATGAAGTATTGGGATAATTTAGATTGTACCAGATGTATTAAGAGCAAAAACATTTCTGATTTAAAAGATCTTCTTTATAAAACAAAAGGAGATGTTGATGAAATTGAAAAAATAATTAATGGCTAATTTTATAGAAGTACCCACATATAATATTGATGGCTCTTGGTCAACAACATCTTTTAAAACTCGCGAAGAGTTTAGAGATTTTTTACGCACTCTTTTTAAAGAGCCAGGTAAATATGCATTTGATGAAACAAGCCTAATCTTTAATGCTGAAGGACGTAAGTTTCAAAAGCAAGGATATTATTGTGACGCGCCAAATAAAACTAAAGACTTTTTAAAATACTGGGATGATCAAAAAAGCAAATGCCGTAATGGTATTATTGTACATTCTAAAGGTAACACTTGGTATATTAGCCGTGATTATTATATGTGGCTTAATTTTCTTCCTATCTATGATAAGGAGGAAAAGCGCTTTGATTTTGCAAAGGTTAGGGATGCTCAGTACCACATGGCGCTTTATGAACATTTAGCAGAGCTTCATTACAAGCATGCTATTATATTAAAGAAACGTCAGATTGCTAGTTCTTATTTTCATATGGCAAAGCTTATAAACCAGTATTGGTTTGAAGATGGTGCTGTATTGAAGATAGGTGCCAGTCTTAAAGACTATATTAATGAAAAAGGTTCTTGGAAGTTTCTTAACGAATATAAGAACTTTCTTAATGAACATACAGCATGGTATAGACCAGCTGAACCTGAAAAGGTGGGGGCTTGGCAACAACAAATTAAAGTGAGGGTAAATGGTAGGGACACCTATAAAGGAAACAAATCCACTATTAACCTTTATTCATTTGAAAAAGATCCTACGCATGGTGTAGGGGGACCTGTCACCTACTTCTTTCATGAGGAAGCTGGTATTGCACCCAAGATGGATGACACTTATGGGTTTATGAAACCAGCCCTTAAATCAGGTCATATTATTACAGGACAATTTATAGCTGCAGGATCAGTGGGTGATCTTGATCAATGTGAACCTCTTAAAGAATATATTCTTCAACCAGATGAAAATGGCTTTTATGGTGTCGAATCCAATCTTATAGATGATGATGGCACCATAGGGATTACAGGACTTTTTATTCCTGAGCAATGGAGCATGCCCCCATATATAGACGAGTATGGTAATTCTAAAGTGGAAGAAGCTTTGGAAGCTTTAGATAAAGAATTTGAACAAGCAAAGAAAAAGCTTAACCCAGAAGCCTACCAGCTTACAATATCCCAACATCCTAGAAATATTGCAGAGGCATTTGCTACAAGAAAGGTGAGTGTGTTTCCACCACACCTTGTATCTAAACAAATGCAAAGAGTGGCTGAAAAACTCTATCCTGTAGAATATCTTGATCTTTCTAGAAATGTAGAAGGTGGAATAGTAGCCACCTCTTCTAGAAAAATTCCTATTATGGAATTTCCCATATCTAAAAAGACAGAAGATAAAGAAGGTGTTATATGTATATATGAACGCCCTTGTAAAAATCCTACATTTGGAATGTACTATGCTAGTGTCGATCCAGTGGGAGAAGGTAAAACAACTCCCTCAGAATCTCTTTGTTCTATTTACATTCTTAAAAATGCTGTAGAAGTTATAACAGACGATGGCGATGGAAAGGTGAAGAACAAAATAGAAAGGGAAGCTATTGTGGCTTCCTGGTGTGGGAGGTTTGATGATATTAACAAAACTCATGAACGATTAGAAATACTTATAGAATGGTATAATGCTTGGACCTTAGTGGAAAATAACGTAGCTTTATTCATTCAGTATATGATTTCTAAAAAGAAACAACGCTATCTAGTTCCCAAAGACATGATATTGTTTCTCAAGGACATAGGTGCAAATAGAAATGTGTTCCAACAATACGGTTGGAAAAACGTAGGCACCATATTTAAAGGAACTATTCTATCATATGGAATTGAATTCCTACAAGAAGAGCTAGACTATGAAACTCTACCTGACGGTACTATTGTTAAAACTATTTATGGTGTAGAACGTATACCAGACCCAATGCTTTTAAAAGAAATGCAAGCTTACAGGGAAGGACTAAACGTGGATAGACTTGTTGCATTTTGCTCACTAGTAGCTTTTGCCAAGGTACAAAGCTCTAACAGAGGATATGCAAAACGTGTTGAAACTAAAGAAAACTTGGAAAATTCCCAAAAATTTAGTAAATTAAATTGGGGAGCATTTAGGCATATAGGTAATAATTCAAGAGCAAATTCTGGTATGACAGTTAAACCAAGAAACGCATTTAAAAACCTAAGATGATATGAACATTCATGAACAAAAAATCGAACTTTTAGGAAAGCTTGTTAAAGAAGACAAAATCACTTTAGACCAAGCTCTTCTTCTTTTAAAGGACAGCAATGAAGAAAAATCAAATGTTCCTGCCTCAGATCCAGCAAGTATATCCCCTTATATTAATGGTGGGAGGTATTGGTATGATCGCGGTTCTACCAACTGGTCTTTGACATTTAATGACGACATTAATTAAATAATACAATGCAAGTATATAACGCACTAGATTTAAAAGGTGGTAAAAAGAGTGAGTATACCAAGATGGGTACGCTCACCCAACCCATTCAATTTATATCTGAAAAAGAAAAGGACGACCAATGGCGCGCCTGGAACCTAGATTGGTTAGAGTGGCAAGGTCTTAAGCAACTTAGGCGTAACGCGCGTAGGCTTATGAAAAACTATAAACTTGCAAGAGGTATTATTGATAAAACAGACTACATTGTAGAAGAAGATAATGAAATGGCTGATTTGATTGATACCCTCACTAAAGAGGATGTATCAGCATTTGAGCTTAAGTTCTATCCTATTATTCCAAGTGTTGTGAATGTACTTTGTAACGAGTTTGCAAAACGTAGTTCACGTATTATGTTTAAGGCTGTAGATGACATTTCTTATAATGAAATGTTAGAGTCTAAACGACAAATGATTGAAGATGTTCTTTTAGAAGATGCAAAACGTCTGATGATTGCTAAAAAATCAGAAGCTGGTATTGAACTTTCTGAAGAAGAGCAAGCACAAAGTCTTGAACCAGAAGCTCT